CAGCTATGCAAGAAGCCATGATGGAACATATGAAAAATAAATTAACAAATACAAATGTTAAATGGACTGGTTACAAAGATTGTCCTTTTTTCCCAAGACAGCTAGAACAAGAATACAGAACAATATCTGGTTCTGGTTGGTATCATAAGATGTATCAAATTATGGTTGCGTTGGCTGGTAATGCTATAAAAAATAATTATCCTATATCATCGCGAGAGATTGCATATCTTTGTAGAGAACTCGATATTGATACAGGTAATTGGTATGCAAAAAGACCACTCGATAAAGAGGCTGAGAGAGCTCTGGAATATGTTTACAAAAACCAATTTTAATGATATAATATAACTATGAAAAATATAACTGTTGTAGGTGCTGGATATGTCGGATTGGCAAATGGTGTTGCCTTATCTCAGCATCATAATGTTACTATTCACGATATAGACGCTAATAAAATTCATCTTTTAAATAAAAAGAAAAGTCCTATCCGTGATGAATTATTATCCGAATACCTGAAGAAAAAAGAACTCAATTTAAAAGCTACATCATTTGCTGATGAAGCATATATAGGTGCTGACTATGTTATAGTTGCCACACCTACTGATTATGACCCACAAACAAATTATTTTAATTTAAACTCAGTATATGCTGTCGTTGCAGAGGCATTAAAACAAGCTCCAAAGGCTTTAATTGTAGTAAAATCTACAGTCCCTATCGGATTCTGTGAAGAAATAAACAAGTATTTTAAAACAGATAAAATAATATTCAGTCCAGAATTTTTAAGAGAAGGCTCTGCTTTACACGATTGTATTCACCCATCAAGAATTGTTGTAGGTTCTATTAAGGGCATAGAGTTTTCAGATATGCTACATCAAGCAGCACAAGGAGACCCAGAGGTTATTATTACAGGAGATAAAGAGGCAGAAGCTATCAAGTTATTTGCAAATAGTTATCTTGCCATGCGTGTAGCTTTCTTTAATGAACTAGATACATATTCAGAATTTCACAAACTCAATACAAGAGAAATTATAGATGGCGTGTGTATGGACCCAAGAATAGGTAAGGGTTATGCAAATCCATCTTTTGGTTATGGTGGTTATTGTTTCCCTAAAGACACAAAACAATTACTTGCCAATTTTAGAAAGGACAGAATACCACAAAGAGTTATCGGCTCAATTGTATATGCAAATGACATAAGAAAAGATTGGATTGTTAATCAAGTACGACATCATAATCCTAAAGTTGTAGGTGTATACAAACTTGCTATGAAAGCAAATAGTGATAACTTTAGAGTATCGGCTATTATAGATATACTCAAAGAACTTGGTAAACAAATTAAGGTAGTAATATATGAGCCTGAACTCAATGCAACAGAGTTCGAAGGTTTCATAGTAGAAAATGATTTTAGTAAATTCACAAAATTATCTGATGTAATTATTACAAACAGAAAAGATGATGGACTAAATAATATAGGTAAACCAATATATACAAGAGATTTATTCGGAGACAATTAATGAAAAATTATTTAATAATAGGTGGTGCTGGGTTTGTAGGCTCAGCTTTATGCAAACATTTATCAAAAAATCACAATGTGGTTTCACTTGATAATTATTTTACTGGTACAGAAGCTAATCATCATGATAATGTTACATATGTACATGGCGATGCGGCAAATGTTCAAAAATGTGTCGGTAATTTACAATTCGATTATATATTTCATTTAGGGGAATATGCCAGAGTAGAGCAATCATATGAGGACTTTGAAACAGTTATGGAATATAATTACCATTCCTTTCCAAAGGTACTTGAATTTGCTAAGAGGCAAAATGCAAAGCTTGTATACTCTGGTAGTTCTACAAAGTTTGCCATAGGTGATGAAAAGGGTATGAATATGAGTCCTTATGCATACACTAAGGCTCAAAATACTGAACTACTAAAAAACTATGCTGATTGGTATGGCTTGGATTATACTATTGTATATTTCTATAATGTATATGGTGACCATGAGATTGGCTCAGGTAAATATGCAACAGTTATTGCCAAGTTCCTACAGCTAGTCAAAGAAGGTCATAAAACTTTACCAGTTACAGCTCCTGGTACTCAACTGAGAAACTTTACACACATTGACGACATAGTATCTGGTTTAGTGCTTGCTGCTGATAGAGGTAACGGCGATGGTTACGGAATTGGCTGTGATAAAAAATGGTCTATGCTAGAAGTTGTTGAAGCTATGGGTGTAGATTATCAAGTGGTAGAGTCCAAAAGAGGTAACAGAATGGACGGCCAATTACACACAGATAAATTAAGAGCTTTAGGCTGGAGAGCTGAAAAAGACTTGGGTGATTATATAAATAATAAATTAGGAAATAATTCCGAAGCAGTTGTAGAAATAAGAGAAAAATATGTACAAATATAAAGTAAAAGTTACCCGAGTTGTTGACGGCGATACAGTAGATGTCGATATAGATTTAGGCTTTGGTATGATATACAAAAAGCAAAGAGTCAGAATGTTAGGTATAGATACACCTGAATCACGAACAAGAGATTTAGAAGAAAAGTTTTATGGTAAAGCCTCAAAGAAATTTTTAAAGGACACACTAGAAGGAGCAGATGATGTATTTTTAGTGTCCCACGATAAAGGTAAATTTGGTAGAATACTAGGAGAACTTTTTGTTGTTCATGCAGAAGGACATCCTGTATTTGAAACAGAAATAAATGTGAATGAAATAATGATTGAGAACCATCATGCTGTAGCATATACAGGTGGAAACAAAGATGATGTAGAAGCTCAACATTTAGAAAACAGAAAAAAACTTGCAGAAAAAGGTTTACTTTACTCCTAAAATGTGATATAATATACTAACAAGTATATAAACACAATTGGAGTAACTATATGATTGATAAAATAATTAACACGAGCGACTGGATTTCAGTCGATCAAATCCCTGGTGGTGGCACTCAGCTCCACCAACAATACCTAAAAGATCTAGGTGTCGATGGCCAACTATCTGGCGTATATCAAATTGTTCTAAGAGACGACATAGATAATGTCGGAGATGATTTGGTACATCCAGCTATTGGATACACAGGAATGGGTAAAGATGTATTTGTAAGAACATCAAGTGGTATTCGCCCGGCTGGCGGAACCCATGGCGTAAACAAATATATCAAACACAAAGGCTGGAATAAAGCTGATGTAATGGTCAGATTTCATATTACCAAGCCTGGTGATGAAAGGGCAGTAGAGGACGAAATACATACCTTACAAAAAGAAGCAACAGGTGAAAGATTTGCCTGGACAAAAGCTTCTGCTGGTAAAGATGGTAGAGTCGTTGATATTAAAGATAAAATGCTAGACTGTTCTTTAGATGAACTAGAAGAAATAATGGCTGAGTTTGAAGGTATCTGGCATGAGGTATCTACAAGAGAAGCAGATGCGAGGTTAAATAAATGTCTCAAAAGGTAGGATTAACTGCATCTACATTTGACTTGCTCCATGCAGGTCATGTGGCGATGTTAAGAGAAGCAAAAACAGCATGTGATTATCTAATATGTTGTTTGCAAAATGACCCATCTGTTGACAGACCAGAAAAGAACCCACCTGTGCAAAACATAGTGGAACGACAAGCTCAATTAGCAGCAATTAAATATGTTGATGAAATTCTTGTATATAATACAGAAGCAGAATTACTAGACATATTAGCAATGTATCAGTTTGATGTTAAAATAATGGGCGAAGAATATCGTAATAAAGATTTTACAGGTAGAGAACTTTGTCAAGAACGAAATATAGAGTTCTATTTTAATCAAAGAGACCATAGGTTTTCTACTAGTGATTTGAGAAAAAGAGTTTACAAAGCAGAAGATTTGTGATATAATATACTAATTAGTAATGGAGAAAATATGCCAAGTATAGATTTAACACCTAGAAAGCGACACAAGAGAGATAAAAGGCCTGCAAAGCCTATGCCTTTCGATGTTGCTCTCAGGAAATTTAAAAAGTCCGTAGAGAAAGCTGGAATTATCCAAGAGGTTCGTAAAAGAGAATTTTATGAAAAACCTACGGCAAAAAGAAAACGCAAGAAAGCCGAAGCTGTCGCAAGACATAGAAAAGCTATGAGGCTTGAAGCACAAAGAAACACCCCAAGGGGAATATATAGGAGATAATTATGTCTGTAATGGATAAATTAAAAAAGAATTCAAAGGTCAAGTTTACAAGTGTACTTGATAAATCAGAATTCTTTACTGAAAAGGAAATGGTTACAACTCCAGTTCCTATGATAAACGCTGCCCTTTCGGGTGATTTAGATGGCGGACTAACTTCTGGACTCACAGTTCTAGCAGGGCCGTCAAAACATTTTAAAACTTCATTTGCTCTACTCATGGCAAGTGCATATTTAAAAGAACATAAAGATGCTGTCTTATTATTTTATGATTCAGAGTTTGGTTCACCACAATCATATTTTGAAGCATTTGATATTGATACATCTAGGGTATTACATACTCCAATCACTGATGTAGAACAACTTAAATTTGATTTGGTTAATCAACTAGATGAAATTGATAGAGGAGATAAAGTTGTTATTGTTATTGATTCTATCGGTAACCTTGCATCAAAGAAAGAATTGGAAGACGCACTGAATGAAAAATCAGTTGCTGATATGTCAAGAGCTAAGGCACTTAAGGGTCTGTTCCGAATGGTTACTCCTTATCTTACAATGAAGAACATTCCCTTACTTGCCGTTAATCACACTTATCAAGAGATTGGATTATTTCCAAAAGCTATTGTATCAGGTGGTACTGGTATCTATTATTCAGCTGATAACATCTGGATTATTGGTAGACAACAACAGAAGAAAGGTACAGAAATACAAGGTTATAACTTTGTAATTAATGTAGAAAAATCTAGGTTTGTAAAAGAAAAATCTAAGATACCTGTTTCCGTAACTTGGGAAGGTGGTATTTCTCCTTATGGTGGTCTATTGGAAGTAGCAATGGCTGGTGGTTATGTTGTCAAACCAAATGTTGGTTGGTATGCATCTGTTAATAAAAAGACAGGAGAAATTAATGAGCCTAAAGTTAGAGAAAAAGATACTCTAACTGCAGAGTTCTGGGACCCAATTTTTAATGGTACAGATTTTAAAGAGTTTGTAAAAACATATTATTCAATAGGTCACAAACCCTTGCTCGATGTCGAAGAAATCTTAGAAAACACTTTACAAGAAGAGTAAAATGAGTTATAATATAACAGATAAAGATTATGTTTTTGTAGAAAATCCTAACGATCCAATGACCGGTGTTAAAATTACCACTGGTCAATGGAAAGATGTTATAATTGTGTATGGGGCCGTTTCTGTAAAAGAAGATGAAGCTTTGCAGATGGCAACATTATCATTTAATTTTAATATAAAGGACCCAGCAGAACATGACTTTGATACTTTAAACGAAGATGAAGAGTTTAAAAATTATTTGGGTGCTATGCTTCAATATATAATAACAGACACACTTGAATATAATGAAAAAAATAATTTATCATCAATAGGAATAGGAAAAGATGAACGACCAGTTACCGACACACATATTGAGTCATCTTCTAAATAATGAGGAATATTGTAGAAGGGTAATACCATACATTCAAAAAGATTATTTCGAAGGTACTCACAAAACAGTATTTGACCTGATAGTCAAATTTGTACATAGTCATAATAAATTACCAACGGCTAGAGTTCTTGATTTAGAACTTAGAAAGATTAGTGCCCCAGATGATATTCTAAACAACGCGGCAACCCTAATCAAAGAAATATCTACTAAAACAGATGTTGATACAGAATATATGATTTCTGAATCTGAGAAATGGTGTAGAGATAGAGCAGTATATAATGCTATCATGGATTCAATTGGTATTATTGATGGCAAAGATGCTAAAAGAAGTGAAGGTGCTATACCAGAAATACTATCTAAAGCTCTAGGTGTATCATTTGACCAAGCAATCGGTCACGATTACATTGATAATTCAGAAGAAAGGTTTGATTTTTACAATACAAAAGAAGATAGAATCCCATTTGACTTAGATTACTTTAACAAAATTACCAAGGGCGGTTTACCTAATAAAACTTTAAACATTGCTCTTGCAGGGACTGGTGTAGGTAAATCTTTATTCATGTGTCATTGTGCTGCATCAGTCCTACAGCAAGGCCGTAATGTTTTATATATTACTATGGAAATGGCTGAAGAAAGAATAGCAGAAAGAATAGATGCTAATCTCATGGATTTACCCATCGAACAATTACAAAGAATTGGTAAAACTGCTTTCGATGATAAAATACAAAAGATTGCTACAGCATCTATTGGTAAACTTATTATCAAAGAATACCCTACAGGCGCTGCTCACACAGGGCATTTTAGAGCTCTACTCAATGAATTAAAATTAAAAAAGAATTTTGTACCAGATATGATTTATATTGATTATTTAAATATTTGTGCCTCATCGCGTATGCGTGGGTTAGGCGGAAGTATAAATAGTTATTCATACATAAAAGCTATTGCCGAAGAGTTGAGAGGCTTAGCTGTGGAATTCAATGTACCTATAGTATCGGCAACACAGACCACAAGGTCTGGGTATAGTAATACCGATGTCGGCCTAGAGGACACATCTGAATCTTTTGGTTTACCTGCTACTGCTGACCTTATGTTTGCTCTAATATCAACAGAGGAGCTTGAGGAACTTGGCCAGTTATTGGTAAAACAATTGAAAAACAGGTATAATGATCCTACTAAATACAAGAGATTTGTAGTTGGTATTGATCGTTCCCGCATGAAACTATATGATGTAGAGGAATCGGCACAACAGGATCTGGTTGCAGACCCCGTACCCGATAAACCTATTAACAAGTTTGGGGACCGTGAAACTGAAGATACGTTCGCAAACTTTAAAATATAAAAGGAGACTATATGTTAGATATTGCAAAAGATTGGCTAATGGACAGGTGGGCAGAAAGAACCTCGTGGGACGGCGGTGTTATCGTTCTGGGAAGCTTGTCAATTATTCTTTTCGGAGGAGTTATCAAGTGGTTAGCTTGGTTGGCCTTAGCTTATGGTATTTACACTTTTGTAAAAGAAGAAGTATAATAACCTTTATTTAATGAAAGCAACAGGGGGCATTTCTATATGCCCCTTTTTGTTATATACATATAAAAAAATGTAATTTTTTTTCATAAGCGTGTTTACATTCCTATCAAAATGTGTTATAATATACCTATATTAAATAATTGATAAGGAGTAATATGAAAAATTTAATAAATAAAATCTCTCAAATCGATAATTCTGTCGATTTAAATGCTGTAATAGACGCAGTTAAAACCCAACAAAAAAGAATTAAAGCTTTAGAAATTGCTAAAGCCAAAATGTCTTTATCTGTTGGTGACAATGTTAAAATTAATACCAGAACAGAAGTTTTTGTTGGTAAAATTTTAAAAATTAATAGAACAAAAGCAATTTGCTCTATTAAGGGTAAAGGTGATGCTACCTTTGATGTTCCACTTAGAATTATGGAGGCTGTGTAATGAGCAATTTAATTAACGATTCAATCTTAGAACAAATATCCGAAGAGATTGAAGAAATGGATATCCTTGATGTTGCAAAAGAGCTTGGTGTAAATACCAACTTTGCAACTTCTGCAGCATGGGACTCAGCAGATGAGTTTCTTGCATGTGCAGATTTGGATTCCCTAAAGAATAAATTAACTATGAAGAGATTTGAGGCCTTGTGTCAAGGTTAAATCTACTTCTAACTGAGCCAGTGTATCGGGTTACAGACTCTGGGGGTTATGGCCGAACATACGAGGGGGCAATGAAAAAGGCCCCTACCACTTTACTTTTAAATGAACTTGTGATATAATATATAAATTATGGAGAAAATTATGGAATACAAAGATATGACTGAGGAACAACAAGCACAAATAGATGCTCTAAATGATTCACTTGATGATAACAATTTTTGTATGTGTGGTAAAGTTATTGACACTTGCCCAGACGCATACGAACATATGACACAGGGTTGCTAATGACTCCCTGGACTCTCATACAAAGGCTCGAAAAAGATAATAGTAGATTATACAAAGAAGAGCTACTCAAAACAGAACTTTTTGATACCGAAATACAGATGGGTTTACTATATGCTTTGGACCCACTTGTTACATTCGGTATTAAACAAATACCTATATCAGAAAAAGATGGCCCTGGACTCACATGGGATAAATTTAATGAACTTGCTGTTGCCCTAAAAACAAGAAACCTTACAGGTAATGCAGCAAAAGACGCTGTCCAAGCTACAATGGATATTGCAACACAAAAACAATGGAATAACTGGTACAGAAGAATTTTATTAAAAGATTTAAGATGTGGTGTATCAGAGAAAACAATTAATAAAGTTGCACAGAAAATAAAACTTGACTTTGAAATACCTAGGTTTGGTTGTATGTTGGCAACTGATGGATTAAAGAAAGAAGGCAAACTCGCTGGTGAATGTTTGCTTGAAAACAAATACGATGGTGTTAGAGCTATTGCTATCGTACGAAATGCTGTATGTACCTTATACAGTAGAAACGGAAAGATATTACCAAACTTCCCACACATAGAAAAGGCTCTCAGTAAAGTAGAATATGATAATACTGTATTTGATGGCGAAGTCATGAGCGATGATTTTCAAGCTCTAATGAAACAAGTTTACAGAAAATCAGATGTAGATACTAACGACGCCTATCTTGCTCTCTTTGATGTTTTATCATACGAAGATTGGTTATCAGGTGGCTGTGATTTAGAACAACTCGAAAGAAAAGAAATACTAGATAGCATGTCCTTTGATGATTGTGTTATACCAGTCGGATATAAAGAGGTCGATTTAGACACAGAAGAAGGGCAACAAACATTTTCAGAAATAAACAAAGAGGCCATAGAAAGAGGCTTTGAAGGCTTGATGGTCAAACCAGTTACAGGTAAATATGAATGCAAAAGAAGTGACCTGTGGTTAAAAATAAAACCATTTATTGAGGTTACATTATCTATTGTTGATATAGAAGAAGGAACAGGTAAAAACGAAGGCATAACAGGTGCGCTCGTTTGTGAAGGTACTGACGATGGTACTTTTATCCAAGTGAAAGTTGGTAGTGGTTTAACAGACCAATTACGACAAGACACATGGGATAATAAAGATAAAGTTATAGGACAACTTGTAGAAATACGAGCTGATGCTGTAACTCAAAACCAAGATGGTACATTCAGCTTGAGGTTCCCTAGGTTTAAAACATTTAGGGGATTTGAATTAGGAGAAAAACTATAATGATTAATTGGGTATTCGGTTGGATTAGTATAGATTATCTCAAACATAAAGGAGTAATTAAATGACAGAAATAAAGAAAAACAAGTCCCGTTGGGCAGGTAAATACAAAGGTATTGATTTAGACACTTTAGGTACTATAGCATGGTATCCAAAAAAGTATGATGACCCATTTAAATTTGACTTTGATAAAGTTAAAGCTAGAATAGAAACAGCAGAGAAAGCTGGATATACAGATGATGTTGCAACTATCAAAAGAAATATTACTAGAGTAGTTAAAGATAACCCTGGTATGTTTGATGAATTTATGGAGCTAGTATGAACTTAGATAATTATAAAAATCCATTAGAAAGATTAGTATTAGGACTAACATTTGGTGTTTGTGCACTAGGTATTAGTAATATGTTTCTAATTATTTACCTAATTACACTATGACCCCCGCATATAAAGTAGAATGCCAAATAAAAGGTATTAAGAAAGCCGAATATGTCTTTGCGACTATTTCAGAAGCTACAATGTTTCAAGTTGCAATGAAGAAAAAGGGTTATAATACACATATGTCATTCAGAGACCTGGACAAGGAGAAAGACGAATGGAATACATTATAATATTGTTTTTTGGCGTGGCGGCCTGTTATGAGTTTTATCGTAGAGGTTTACGCGATGGTGCTACAAAAACGGTAGAAAAGCTTCATGAAGCAAAGATAATTGCCTTTGATAATAAAGGTGAAATATATCCAAATCCTTTTTTCGAAGCTTAAAAAGTTATAAATAGTGTTATATACCTAAATTTTATGATATAATATACATAAAAAGGACACTATGAAAAAACTTACACAGTTAATTAAAGAGGACCTCAATAACCTTAAGTGGAATGGAGACGAGAAAGCCTTTGCACTTTCTTTATTATCTGATATAGATGATAAAATAGGTTCAATTAATACTGAAATTGAAATAGACCCTAGACCTCAAAAACAATCTGGTAAAAAACTAGGTGTTTCACAATTAATGCTTGATGCAGATAGAGATAAATATGCTCCACTTGTACAAGATATTGTAAATAAACACCCAGACTTAGAACTAGGCCCTGTTGGTAGTGCAAGAAAGGGTAAAGATTACGCAATCAAGTACAAAGATATGGAAAAATATATCTATGTAAATGTGCGTCCTATGGGTAAAAGAAGTGCTGCTGGAGATGACCCTAATGAATTAATGACTGCAGCATTATGTTTATTACCTAAAATTAACATACCAAAAGATAGTGATGAAATGGATTTACTCATTGAATTGGTAGAAGGTCAACTTAAAAATGTAAGTGGATATAAACAAGGACAAGTAGATGCATTAACTGGAGATTATCCTAATATGTGTCAAGCTGTGTCCGCTGCAAAGGCTGTGCATGATGCTGGTTATGGAAATGCAGATAAGGTATATTTGACAGGACAAGCTTGGGACGAAGATGTAAAACAATTCCAAATCTCTAAATATGGAATGAATGATTTTAACTCGTCTGACTTTATTGTAAAGAAAGGCGATAACTTTTTAGGTGTATCACTTAAAAAGAAAAAGAGACTTACAGAAACCGACCCAACACTAATTAACAAATCTTTTTCAACATTATTCCAAGATAAAATCTTTGATAAAATGATACAACAGCTCGAACTGAGAGCTGGTATGTTCTATCTTCGTGTTCTAGCTCAAGGTAAGAGAAAAGGCTTACTTGATAAAGAGTTATTAAAGGACATGAAAAAGAAAAGACCAAGTACTAAAAATTGGAAAGAATTTATACAAAGAGTTCCAAATAATTTAATTAATGCAGAACTCAAAGGCTCTAAATCTTTATTTAAAGATATGTCTAAAATTATTTTAAAAAATAAAGATATGGTAGCCAACCAATTGGTACAATTAATATTTAAAGCAGATTTAAAAGAATTACAGAAAGTAAATTTTGATTTTGCTTTAGTAACTGGTATAGGTGATTATGGCCCATCGAAAGGTGTGGTTGTTGAAAAAGGCGAATATAAAGATATTAATACGGTAACAACAAAACTGGACGAATTATTTTCAACAGGTAAAGTTGATTTAAAATTAGACCCTAGGGCAAAACAAGCATTTGATGTAGGTGCTACTGCTGCAATTCTGGTATTTGATTTAGTGATTGGTAAAACAAAGATATGTACAATCACATTGAGATATAAAGGAAACTTTAGAGCAGCGCCTTCATTTATGGCTGTGATGCACGATGACTTTAAGAAAATATACAAATGATAAACTTTAAAACTTTTTTAGAAGAAGGTCTTTGGGATAATATCCGAAAGAAGCGTGAAAGAATCAAAAGAGGTTCTGGTGAACGCATGAGGAAAAAAGGTGAAAAAGGAGCTCCTACTCAGGATGCTATAAAGAGAGCACAAGAGGCCAAGGAAAGAATACCTCGTAAGAAAGGACAACACAGAGGTAGTTCAAGTCATAGTGATTTATATACAGATGAAGACCCAAGAGGAACTATTCATGGGTTAGGTTTTAAAGATGCTGAAACTGCTAAGAAAGGTATTGCTATAATTAATAAAGCAAAAAGAACACATGCACATAAAGTCCAGGCCACTCTCGTTATGCAACAAAGAGCTAAACAGGCTATTAAAACGACAAAGGACCCAGAAAAGAAAGCAAATCTTAGAGATGCATTTAAAATTTGGACTGATCATTTAGAAAAGTTAAAACAAAAAACAAAAGAAATGAATAAATGAAAAACTTAAACTCATATTTAACCGAAGCCAAGAATACTCATATGACTCATATTGAGGACTTAGTCTTGGACGGTGGAGTTAAGGGGGCCCGCCAAGCAATCCTAGCGCTTAGATCTTTGAGGGATATGTTGAGTGGTAGCACAAAAGCACCTGTGGATGTTACCGTCAAGTGGGACGGGGCCCCCGCCGTTTTTGCAGGTATTGACCCAAGCGATGGTCAATTCTTTGTTGCAAAGAAAGGCATATTTGCTAAAAATCCAAAGGTATATAAAAACCATGATGATATTAAAGCAGATACTTCAGGAGACCTACAAAAGAAATTAATATTAGCCTTTGATAATTTAAAAGGCCTTGGCATAAAAGATGTTATACAAGGTGACTTTATGTTTGAAAAAGGTGATTTGAAAAAGGAGAAAATTAATGGAGTCGGACATATTGTTTTCCACCCTAATACTATTGCTTATGCTGTACCAGAAAAGTCTGTCTTAGGTAAACAAATATCATCTGCAAAGATTGGTATAGTATGGCACACATCTTATTCAGGTGGTACCTTTGAAACTATGAAAGCAGAATTTGGTAGAGAGATTGCTAGTAAATTAAAACAAACTAAAAGTGTTTGGATGGTCGATGCTACATTACGAGATCTTTCTGGAACTGCTACACTTACAAAGTCTGATACATTAGAAATATCAAAGAAATTATCAGACGCAGGAAAAATATTCCAAAAAATAAAATCAAGCACTCTAAAAGAGATTGAAAATAATAAAGAATTAAATTTAGTGCTGAATGTATATAATAATTTAATGGTCAGAAAAGGACAAAGAATTACAGATACGAAGAAACACGCAAATGGATTAATCCAATTTGTAACTGATAGATATGCAAAAGAAATAAGTAAGCGTTCATCACAGAAAGGTAAAGATGTACAAATAACAAAAAGAGATGAATTATTATCGTTTTTTAGTAAAAATAATGTAAAAAACCTTAAAAATATCTTCGATTTACAGAATTTAATTGTGGATAGTAAATTAATTATTATAAATAAAC